TAAGACAACTTTTAACGCACAGGGGCAAGAGACTGCAGGTAGCGCTACGCTGGATTTATCCACCGACGTTACGGGTATTCTAGCCAATACCCACTTGACTGGAGTAAGTGCGACCATAGTCACAGCGAAGCTAACTCTCGCTGGAGCAAACGGATCTATGACTTTCACCAACGGATTATTAACTGCGCAGACTGCTGCGACCTAAGGAGACTTTATGGGAATGTATGACTTTAGCAGTTCGGATTATAGTGGCGTTGGAGTACAGGCTTCTCCTGATACAGGATCAGGCTATAATTTAGGAAACGCAGCAGGTCCTGGCGCCTCAGCTCCGCCTTCAACGGACTCTAGTTACAGCCTCGGAAATTTCGGGGATTACAGTAATTTCAACCAGGGCTACGTCGATCCGACTAACTATGGAATGGGGGGTATGTCTGGTCAAATGGACTTCGGTAACGGAGCAGCACCCTCATCGGAGGGAGCTTACGCAAGCACAGTTCCTGGCATGCCTACTGCCCAGGGACAACTTGGCACGACTCAGGATACAGATCCCTTCGCGCGCCCGGAGCCGGGCTTCTGGGGTTCTAATGCGCAGAAGATGCTTAGCTTTTTAGCTAACTTTAACCCGATAACAGCAGGGATAAACACAGTTGCTACTGCTATGAATTCCCCTAATCCTACGCAAGCGGTGTTGCAGGGTTTGCTAGGTCGCTTCGGGGGAATGCCGGGGCAGGTCGCTAATGCTGGCTATAATATGGCAACGTCGGATAATCCAGGTGCTACAGCGCTAGGAATCGGTGGGTCTTTACTAGGAGGGCAACTAGGTGGTTCGCTGGGAGGACCGGCAGGAGCTACCTTCGGCTCGCAAGCCTTGGGAAGTTTAGCCGGGATGGCGGGGGGTGTGCCGGGAGGCCCTGGCGGCCCCGCCCCGCAGGGTAATGGCGGCGGGAGAAACTGGCTTGATACTGCTATGTCCGTCGGTTCAGGACTGTACGGTTTAAGTCAAGCTAACGCTCAGCGTAATCTGGCGACGCAAGCAGCGGCGCCTTCGGCTGCAGCGGGGGCTGAGTTACAGAAAGTTATTTCCGGGGACTTCACTAATGACGCGGGATTCAAAGCTGCGCAGTTAGCTGCAGCGCGTACGGCGTCCCAGCAACCCGGCGGTTTTGCAGCTTCGGCGGCAGCCCAGGCAGCTTTGAAGTATCAGAATGATCGGATCTCTACCTTAGCCGGAGCTTCCGGTTCAAATCGTGGATACTACGATGCGATGACGGGGATGAATTCTGCTAACAATCTCGCCGGGTCTAGCCTGGCCAGTATGGGTTTCGGTACGGCTTCCGGCTCGGCTAACCCGCCCTGGCTACAACAGTACCTGATCCAGCACGGCATGGGAGGAGGCTAGTATGTCGGAACTATTTGGAGCCCCTAGTGGCATAATGGCCGCTCAACAGAATCAGTTAATGGGCCTGCAAGCCCAGCAAGCGATGGGGAATATCGCTATGCAACCGGCTGACCTGGCAATGAAGCAGTCGCAAGCTCGGTTGGTAGGCGCGGAGGCATCTCAGCACGAAATTGCTAACTCGCAGGCGCAAGCAATGCTGGATCTTCAACGAAGTTGGATAGCGAATAAGCAGGAGACTGACGCTCGGCAGCAACTGGTAGCGCAAGGCCAAGCCTCAGGGCAAGACGCGACCGTAGCAAACCTAGGGCCTAACGGGCAAGCGCGTAGCGTCTCCCAGGCAGATAGCCTTCAGCAGTTTGCAGATTTCGCCGACGCTCATGGACTACCTCCTACTCAACTGTCTGCAATGCGTGCGCAGATAGCTACTATTCACGAGCACGAAGCTATAGCGGGTTATCGTAATATGCAAGCCTCGGAGATCCAAACGCAGCAACAAATGCAGCACGCGCAGAGGGTTAGTAATATCGCTAACGCTGCTGCGCAAAGTCCGCAGAATTACATGGCAATTGCCAGTGATCCAACGTTACGCCAGTTGCTTCCTTCGCAACTGACAGGAGACTGGAGTACGGACAGGCCCGTACTGCAAGCGATTACCGCGGCGGGACAGGACTCGATTAAGCAAGCTAACCTGCAATTGAAGACTCAAGCGGATGCAGTGCAAGCATCACGTTCAAAGGCTGCTTCGGCTGCCTCCTACGCAGCGGCAGATGCCTCGAATGCACGTGCAGCGCTGACGTCGACTTATCAGGACAACATTATTAAGAACGGCGGGGAACGCTCCGCGGCTGCCAAGGACGCGAAGGACGCTTCAACTGCGGCACGGCAAGCAGCGACGGCAGCTAAGTTGCGTACGGAATTCCCGCCAGTGCCGCTTGATCCGGGTGCGCGAAGTTTCGGAAAGTCCTATACTGCGGCGGATGGGTCTACCCGTGCAACCTGGCAGAAAGACCCCGCTAGCGGCAAGGGTGTTTGGGTTCCAGTCAACGCTACGAAGGCACTTAAGGCAGCCTCACCCATGGTGAATGGAGCCGCAGATCCGGGCGCACCTGATCCTGGTTTAACCGCTGACGATACGGGGGAATAATGGGAAACTTTCTTGACGAATCTTTCATGACCGGGGTTGTTCCGGGGGAGACTTCTTCGGTTCCAAGCAATTCCCTGAGTGACGATTTCATGACTGGAAAACAGCCTCCCGTTTCAACGCCTCCTAAAACTTCAATCCCAGTGTTAAAACCAGGGGAGACTGTTTTAAACATGGCGCCGGGCCAACTACAGAAAGAAGCCGCCGCGCTCGCAAATATGGCTATCTCTGTCCCTGGTGGAGTAGCTGGCATGATCGGCGATAACTTGTCGCGCCTTAGTTCCTTGATGTATGGAACGGACGCGAAGGAGGCGGGAGCTACGGCACGCGGAGTCTCGGATCAATTAAACTCTGACTGGGGAAAGCTTACTTCGAAGCTGGGATTACATTTTAATTCCAACGGTTCGGCTATAGATGCAGTCATGAACTATGGCATGCAAGCCTCGGACACAGCGGGGGCTGCTATAGATAAGGCTACCGGGGGTGCTATCCCGGCGGATCTAGTGCAGACTGCCCGTGATGATGTACTTAATATGCTGGGGGTTAAAGGTCTTAAAACAGGGGCGATTAAGGCTTGGGATAAAACTAAGGCCGTCGGAACAGAATTCAGTCATGCTTTAGATGGAGCAGATCCTGATATAACTGCGGCTAAAGCAGCGGTAGCTGATTCTAAAGCTCGCATAGCTGCGGATGCGGATCACGCGCAGGCGGTACAGGACGTGGCCGCAGGTACGGCAGCTCCTGCGACTGTTGACGCTGTTGTAGCTAAGGCTATGGAAGCCCGGCATCCACTGGACGTTGCATGGAATCCTAAAGCGAAACCAGCCGCTGCAAAGGGATCCAGTCCTGCCTGGGATAACCTGGTACGCGGGCTGGTGGAGGAACCCGGGGCGAAGGCAGATGCGACTTTGTCTGAAAGTGCAATAACGGAAGTTCCACAGGCCGCCCCCGAAGGTCCTGGTCTAACGCAGAAGACTACGCTGGCAGAACCTACGATTATCGGAGAGGCCCCGGATTTGGTTGAGTCTGGCCTGGACAAGCTTCGTCAAGGTCAGTTGATATCCACCCCCGAAGCGGAGGCTATCCGCGCGCTGAAACCTCTGCCGGGGCAAGGTACGATAGTGGACCCCGAGGGCAAACCCTACTTCCAACGCGGGCAGGCTGACCCAGCCTTGCTCAAGACCCTCGGCCTCATGGGCCTCGGCGCGGTAGCCGGGACGGCACTGTATAACTGGTATCAATCTTCATCCGGATTATCCGAGGATAACGCGCGCGATGTTGGCGCCGGACTAGCGGGGCTTGGCGCTGTCGGAATGCTGAAGGGTAAGCTTGAAGGTGTACCCGAGCCTCGCCTTATAGATCTCGTCAAGCAAGCCGGCGCAGAAGGCGAAGGCGCCGCAGCGAAGCTCTACACCGACACGAAGTCCCAGCTCACGCGGACTGTCCAATCTTGGGATCGCGGCGGTAAGGAAGGCCTGCCTGTCGAAGACATTGTCCAGAACACTTATATGAAAGCTTTCGAAGCGATTAAGAAAGGTCAGTTCCGAGGAGACTCCTCTCTGTCCACCTTCCTCCACAAGATCGCGCAGAACGAAAAGTTCAACGTGTTCAACTCCGTAGCGGAGAAGACTGCGCGCCGGAGTTCCTCTCTGGAAGTAGATCCTGAAACTGGCGGCGCAATCGTCCCTGAAAAGTACACGATGGAGCAGTCGCCGGAGAAATACCAATCCGCGCAGGACCAGGCGGCTACTAACCAGCTCGCGCAACGGATGCAGTCTGCGCTGGATAAACTCCCGGAGGATCAAGCGGCAGTGTTCAAAGCGCTGGAGATGGATGGTCTGAGCTACGAGGAAGCTGCGGCGCAACTCGACGTGCCGATCGGGACTATCCGCTCTCGTTTCTCCAGGGCTAAGGAGAATCTCCAAGGGAGCTTGCGGGATTACAAGGATCTCCAAGCGGGTAACGTAGATCCAAAGGTGCTGGCTAAAATAGCCGCAACTGTCGGTGGGGCTGTTTATGGATACAATAAAGACAAGTCGCCCTTGGGCCTATTACTCGGTGCCGCCGTCGGGATGGGGGGCGCAGCACTCGCCGACGGCGGCTGGAGATCCGTGGCATCTGCTCTATCCGACGGGCTCAAAGCAGACGAACGTATTCGGATAACACCTGAATTACGTACGATGAATACAGTGATTGAGACGGCTAATAGAGATCTGTATTCTCTGGGTAAGAAGGTGGAAGCACTAGGACTTCCCAGGGCTTCTCTGTCCCGCATTACGCACAGTCTGGAAGGTGACACTTCAATCAAGCTAACTCCAGAAGAAGTTACTGCAAGTAATACCATTACCCAATTCTTCTCCAAGTATGGACAGCTAGGTTTGAAGTCCGGAGTGTTACACGACTTACTTAACAATTACGTTACTCACGTTTACGGGTCAGCTGGAAAGAGTTTACTTGAATCCATCATGCAAGAACGGACAGGCGGAAGTACTTCCTCTCCGTTCGCAAAAACTCGTACGGGGCCTCCGACCATAGCCGAAATCAATTCGCATGCTGCCTCGAAAGGCCTGCAACCAATTACTGATAACATCTTGGAGATCGTTTCGGCCTATGGAAAATCCCTCGCCGGAGCCATGGCGCATAAAGGATTGCTGGAGTCTTTAAAGGGGCGGGAGAGCGGAGTGTTGGGACCTAAGGGCCTGCCAGATACTTTACTGATGAAGATTAGCAAGGCTCCGGCGGACTACGAACGTATAAATCACCCGTCGTTACAAGGATACCTAGTTCACCCGGATATTGCCCCTAATATGCGCTTTGTTCTTAGTACTGCAGAGTTACCGGCTATCCTTAAGGGCGTAGTGGCTGTTAATCAGTTAGCTAAGCGTGCCAAATTCACTATGAGTTTGTTTCATGACACCAGTCTAATGATGGCCATGAACGGCGCTGAGAAATTCTTACGTTCTGATAACTTAAAAAACGTGGGCATTGCTGCCTTAGGGGCAGGCGTCGGAGCACTGGTAGATCCAGCGCATCCTTTAAGGGGGGCTGCTATTGGCGCAACTGCCGGCTTTAACATACGTCGAATGGGGCCAGCCTTACGCGGAACACATACTCTACTGGATGAGTTGGCCAAGAACGATCCAAGTGACGAGATTGGGAAATATCTGCACGGCGGACTTAAACTTGCGATGGGAGGACTCGGTACAGAGGACTTAAATATGGCAGGCTTTAAAGCATTTGCTCCTATGCTGGATTCTCAAATCCCTGGAACCGGTAAATTGATTACAGCTACGGCTGCGCTATCCGACGCCTTTACTCGTATAACCTTCGAGCAAGTGCAGACCGTTGGTAAGTTAAGTATTGCAATGGGCTCACACTCGGAGATGCTTATGAGTGAGGCTAAGGCCTTGGCACGTGATCCTAACTTTAAAATTACCCCGAGTGAAGAGCTATACCGAAAAAGTTCTGACTTCGCTAACACGATCCAGGGTGGTTTGAATTGGCAAGAGCTGGCGGAAGGGATGAAGACGAAGGCAGGGCGCGACTTTGCTCTTGCCGCTCTTTCCCCTAAGGGTAGAGCTGTTTTGCAATTGCTGGAGATTGCGCCTGACTGGGCTTTGTCTACGGCTCGCGCAGGGTATATGAGTGCCGGGACTCTCGTAGGAGGGGAGGCCGGAAGTCTTCGGGGCTTGATTGAACCTAAAACTACTACAGACTTATACCGCAGATATATGTTGCGCAGTATGGTCATTCAGGCTACGGTTGCTAATGCAATTAACTACTCCATGTCAGGCCATCCTATCTGGGAAAATCGAGACAAGGATGGAAAATTTGATCCAACCTTTATCGACTATGGAAATGGGCAGCACCAGCAGTGGAATAAGCATTATAACGAATTCTTCCATTGGGGGACGAAAACGAAAGCGCAGTTTTTAGCTAAGTTAAGTTACGCAGTCTCCGAACCGCTGAACCAACTCTTCGGGACAGAGTATCTAGCTCCGCGTATTACGGCACAGGGGCAAGTAACGGCTGGGCCTGTAATGAAAGGATCACCTATCCTACACGCACTTAAAGGTTTTCAACCTATGTCAGTTGATACGAGTAAAGATTTAGGATCCAATGTAGCCGGATTCTTAGGGGCACCGATCCTAGGTACGTCTACTGCCGAAATTCAAGCAGCCAGAGAATCCCTCAAACAACTTCACCAAACACCGGAGTATAAAGCCCTGCAGGCGGAGCGCCGGGCAGCTAAACGAAGGAGCGCACAATGACTGGACGAGCAGATTACTACGAGTTCGGCGGATACAACGCTGTATGCTACGAGTGTGGCCGCAAGCGTAAGGCCTCGACCCTCAAGAAGACTTGGCAAGGGTACTTCGTCTGCCCGGAGCATTGGGAGCCGCGGCAACCGCAAGACTTCGTCAGAGTTATCCCGGATATTATCACGCCACCCTGGGCTCAGCCAATGCCGCAGGATCATTTCAGGTTTGGTGATGTTCTGATTACGGAGCAAAGTGATCTCTACGAAAATCTTGATATGATTCTTACTGAAAATTTTTATCCTATAACTACGGAGTAACTCATGCCGACTAGAATTTCCCAGCTTCCTCCAGCTACTACGCCGACTGGAGTGGAACTTATCCCGATGGTGCAAGGAGGTGTTACTAAGTACTCACTTCTTAGTGATTTATACGCCGCACCATCTGGCTCATCCCGCATTGGGTGGCTTAGAAACGCGATCGGTGCCGTCGCAACTACCATAGCAAAGTGGCTTGGGCGGCAACCCCCCAGTGTTTTTGAGTTTATGACAGATGCAGAAATTGCGGATGTACAGGCCGGTACAGTTACTTTAGATGTTACAAATGCAATAGAGGCATTTTTTGCATCTATTGGAGGAGTTGTTGGCGGTAAAGGGATTATGCCTAGAGGCCGATATAAAACGACAAGAATGCTGACGGCACCCTATGGAATAATACTTCTCGGAGAAGGGTCCCACGGGGGAACTTCTGCTCAACGGCAAGCTGCAACATCTATTTACGGATTCCATAATGGATCGGCAATCCTAAGCCTAGCTGGAACCAACGGATGCACACTCCAAGATATTGGTCTGCAGGGTGGTGATGCTACGACTCACCCGAAAACAGCGTTAATGCTCGGGCGTAGAAGTTCAGCATCAAGCGGGTATCACAAAATTGATCGAGTAAGCGCCTATGGATACTTCTCTGTGGCACCTTTCTACAGTATTGCATCAGAAGATAATTTATGGATTGATGTGTATGCGTGGATTTATGGAGGTACCGCGAAGTATTGTTTTTATACAGGTGAGGCAGACTTACTTGCTGTTGATTCTCTCGTCACTTCATCTAATCTCGAAAATACGCTTATTCGTCCATGGTTTCTTAATACTTCGTCAGATGCAAATTCTGCTGGAATATATATTGAATGCACCCAGGCAACCGGAAGCTGGACGTTTATCGGTGGTTATATGACTATGCAAGCCGGTGCCTATATACAGCTCAATGCGTCGCCGTCTGCCGGAACCGACCAACTAGGTCCATTCACATTCATTGCTACAAGCGGAGAACTATGTTTAGGTGGTGATCCTCTGTACGGCTACAGGCTAACCGCGACAGCCGCGTGTGATCTTGTCGGTCTTAATATTGTCGGAGGGCGTTTTGCCTTCCAAGCAGGAACAAATCACTACCAAATCTATAAAGACCCGGTATTGACGCTACGCTCTCCTACTATCACATTGCAACCGCCGGAAGCTTTTCCTTATGCACAGACGTCGGTGTCTAGGGACCACGTGCTAGGCGGTACATTAAATATAGGTCGATACTATGAATGGACTCCCGTAACATTCGCGGCATCATGGTCAGACACATTAGGGGCTCCATACGCACCTGCCAGCTATTGCATTGACTCGGACGGTTTCGTCCATTTTCGCGGACAGGTTGTTTCAACCGGCCTCGGCCCGGCGCTCATTTTTTATCTACCCGGCGGTTTGATACCGCCGGTAAATATGTTCTTCGGGACAAGCGTCGGTACTACCGTTGGCCAGATATTGATAACTTCAGCGACTGGTGCCGTGACGCTGCCCGTGGGTTCTACGACGAGCGCGGTAGACCTTAGCCCGATACGGTTCAAAATGAATTAAGCTATGAACGACACACACCCTAGACAACCAGAGTATGAAGATCTTTTTAGGAAGCACGAAGCTGAGTCTGCTACAGTAACTCCTTGTACATCTGATACCTGCCCCTCTATGTTCATAATCGACCGTAGGATTAACCGCCACCGAATGGAGATTGAAGAGTTGAAGGCCATGATTGCAACCCACGCGAAACTGATGGAAAAGAACTCAAAGGACACAGCAGAAGTGCTTGCGATTGTCACCCTGGGAAAGGGGTTCTTCAAAGTCCTTGGGTGGATTGGTACTGGGATAAAACTTATTGCGGCTATAGTGGCGCCGCTTGCTGCAGTGTACTTATGGTGGAAAAAATAGGAGTCTAATTATGATTACTTTTGATGAAGCATTTGATCGACTAGTCGGTAACGAAGGAGGGTACTCCTTCGATCCGAAGGACCCCGGAGGAGAGACGAACTGGGGGATCTCTAAACGGAGTTACCCTCAGGTGGATATCAAGAACCTTTCGAAGGAACAGGCAAAGCTGATCTATTACCAGGACTTCTGGAAGCCCTTGTCAGATGCGCACCCCGCCATCAAATTCCAGGTGTTCGACTTCGCTGTGAACTCGGGAGTGTCTACCGCGATTCGTAAACTCCAACAGGTCGTAGGAACTGCGGACGACGGTCACTGGGGACCTATCTCCCACTCCTACCTGATGAATATGGACGTAAACGACGTGCTGATGCTGTTTGTAGCGGCGCGAATACGCTTCTGGACTTCCCTATCCACGTGGCAGACGTTCGGTAAGGGTTGGGCAAATCGCGCAGCCGACGATCTTGAATATGCAGCAAAGGATAACTGATGTTTACGTTCTTCACAAACCTTTTCAACCACAAACGGTCGGTCAGCCCGTGTGGAAATTGTAACTTGCTGACCACAACCTTAGGAATCCATCTCATGACAACTCTCGCTGAAATCCAAGCCGGCCTTAACCAGGTTACGGCTAATCTGAATGCGCTTACGACGGCAGTCGCAGCGATCCCACGGGCAGTTCCCGTAGGTAGCGTGCTTGTGGATCAGACTGTGCTTGACGCAGTTGGCACGCAAGTTACTTCTGTGAATACTCAAGTGACGAACCTCACAGCATCTATCCCGCCTGCTGTGTAACCCTCTAGGCCTGGAGTACTCGCAAGGTCTTCCAGGCCTTTTCCATAAGGAAATAAAATGGATCCGATCTCAATCGCAATGGGCTTGTCCCAGTTCGTTCCGGCTATCGTTCGCTGGGTTAGCGGGAGTGATAAGGCAGGGGACGCTGCGCAAAAGGTGGTGGAGGTGGCGACGTCGCTTACGGGGAAACCAGCGGATCAGGTGGTGGATGCGCTCAAAGCAGACCCCTCGCTCGTGCTGGAATTCCGCCGGGCGGTTATGGCTAATGAACAGCAGATGGATGCGATGTATCTGGCCGATGTAGCTGATGCGCGGAAGCGGGACGTGGAGCTTAAGGTCCATAACTACCGCGCGGATTCCATGTACGTCCTAGCAGTAATTCTCATTTCAGCCCTGGTCTGGACAACACTCAAGTCTGAGATGGATGAGTACGCCAAGGGAATTGTGACGCTGGTGCTTGGGCGTTTCCTTGGGTACTTGGATAACATCTACAACTTTGAATTCGGGACGACTCGGGTGAGTAGGACGAAAGATGCTACGATCGAGAACCTTTCGAAGTAAGGTTACGTAGTTCGCTCGGATTATGGATGGATAATCCGAGCGATCATGCAACCAAACTGTCCGGCGTAATCCTTCCCGGCGCTGCTGGAGCAGGGTCTGCAGCTCTGGTTGCACGCAGCATAATTCCCTTCGCTGTATTCACCATAACGAGCTGGCCGGATTGGATAGCCCCGGTTAGAATCCCCTCGAAGTCTCGGAAGTCTGGAAAGTAGAGGTGGATCATCTTATACGCCTCGCCGTAGGGGAGTTCTCCCTTGCGCTGAACGAACTCGATGAAGCGCTCAGCTTGCATGGAGATCTCACTGCGACCGATGCGGGAGAACACTTTGGGCATGTCGGTTTCTAGGTCCTCCAGCATCGTGTTCGCGAGCTGAAGGTCCTCCAGGTCAATGATCCGGGAGTCTCCGCGGGAGGCGCTGAGCACCATCGCCACCTTGTGCATGTGGGTCTGCTTCCGAGCGGCATAGCCCTCTGCCATCTGGTCATCCATGCGGGAGACGGAGTCTTCCCAGAAGCTCTGATACCAAGAGGAACCCCAGGCACGGGCTTCGGGGGATAGGGAGAATGGCCCGGTCATCATGCTGATTTGCTCAAGGTCGTGGATCAACTTCTCTCGCATCACGGCATCTCCGGAAGTCACCTGCTCATCCACGTAAGCGACGTATTTCTCCTTCTTGTCCGCGTAGACGAATAGGCAGCGGGAGGACAGGCCGCCTCCAATCATTGCCTGGGGCATGTTGTCAGCAATCCAATGGGGAGTGGTGCCCGCCTGGAGGTTGATCCACGGCGCCTCGACTGTGTCGTTGCCGCTCATCTTTGTAATCTTCTCGTAGGAGCGTTTGCCGTCCCAGAGCTCGATGAGCAGGTTGACCATTTCCTTGTCCTGAAGATTGAGCAACGATCCCAGCTCCGACGCGACGAGGGTAAGCGGAGACATAGGGTGCCATTCGCTGTTGTATTCGAAGGCCTCCGACGCTGCTGCGAATGCCGTGACGAGCGCCTGCCATGTGATGGAGTTCGGACCGAACTTAATCCCTGGGACTTGCTTGAGCAGGTCGGTGCTTATGTCGATCGTGGTAGACTTGGCCACGACTCCCGGCGGTGCGACGAATATCAGGTAAAATGACGGATACCAACAGAAGCGTTTTTGATCTAACCATACACGTCGACGAAGGCACCCCGCTACCGTGCCGACGGCGGACCAGAAGTGCATTCGCTTGGGAGCCTCGGTAACGGAAGCGTACTCGGTGTATTGCTTGATCCAGTCCTTATAGTAGCGTTCACCCATGTTTTACTCCGTGGTATTCTTGTTCGCTTGAGTCGGTGAAACCGTAGGCCCCCGGCCACGCTTTGTTACACACATAGCAATACTCTCTTACACGCTTCAAAGGAAATCCAGCTACAACGGTGCAAATACAATGGCCGCGTAGCCAGCAGAGTAAAGACTTGATCCAATCTGGGTAGTGTCTAGTAGTCATAGATGTAATATAGAGCATATCGGTCCTGTAGCTTTGCATTTCCATCTGTAGCCTGTCCAACAGATCACTGGTTTGTAAGTTGGTGTTGGCATACGTCTCCCCAGTTTAGCTGTAGGGTTGTAGTTTTATGTAGCTCAATAGCTATTTCTTGGAGTTGCCCGCCCTGTGTTACGTCAGGCCCGATGCCCACAATCCTGAAACGAATAATGCCTGGGTATCTAATATCTTGGTCTATAGAATTCAGTGTAGCGTTTGGAGGTAACTGCAAAAGTTCTTCTAGCTGCTCGCATGTGAGGGTTATAATGCAGGCTTTCAAGATACGTCTCCCCAGGATATGGTGGAAGTCTTCACTCCTGTCGGGATGATCAACGGAACCTCGTAAGGTATCTCGATACGCGAATACCGCTCCATAAGGGGTAATATAGTAGCGGAGCGATGGGTCGGGAATTGCCCCGCCAGGGAGTCGTGAACCTGTAAAAGGACCTGCACTTCCGGGATGTTCTCGTAGAAACTTGTCCAGATCCTGTTGATCAAGATCCCGACGGTGGACTGCGGGACCCAGGCTAATGCTTCTGGAAGTAAGGCTTCCAATCTGTCGAATATGTACCATCTGTAACCCCATTTATTTTCAACGTAGCGATACTTGTGGATCTGTTCAAACGTCCGCTTATGCCATGCGTGAATACCGGGGTGAGCTGCAAACCAAGCTTTCTGTGCTTGATCAATCTCGTGGATGGTGCGCCCGGTGTGAGCTGCAACTGTCTTTGCGCCTCCCCCATAATTACTTGCGTGACAGAACACTTTAGCAAACTCTCGCGCGTGCTTCAGCGGAATACGGTGATCCGCGTAGCGAGGGTGCGTCTCCACCAGTTCATCGAGGGGAGGCATGGACTTCTTCGCTATCATAAACGCATTCATCAGGTGCATGTCTACCCCCTGCGTCATCGCGGCTATCCACTCCGGCTCCCCCGCTTCCCGCACTACGATTTGAAGGTCTGCTCGGTCAAGGTCCATGTCGAAGAAAGTAAAGCCCTGGTCCGGTCCATACATTGCTCGTATGTTAGGCAGGGTGAAGTCCATACTTCCTCGAGCAGCTGCTTTACCGCTGGATTTAGACTTCTCCGAAGGTATGGTTTGCAGATTTCCTCCACTTCCGAAAGGGTTTTTGGACGAGGAAAGGCGGTATGAGTAAGGGGCAGATTTTCCACCAGCGTCTCCAGCTATGTTGAATGAGCAACGCATCCGGCCATCTTCGTCAAGCGGCATCATGACGAAGTCTTTGAGGAACTTATGGAGCGTACGAATGTCTGCGATGCAATTGCAGATTGGTTTGATCAGAGGCTCCTTCGCGGCGATCTTGGTCAGCGCTTCGTCATCCACGGTTGGAGCCATGATGGTTCGGCCCTGGGCGACGGTGCGTTTGTAAATCACGGGTTGCTTCAGATCGTCGTAGAACAGCGCCTGCATCTGTTTAGGTGATGCGGGATTTATAGAGTGTCCTAGTAGATTATAAAGAAACGCCTCTCGTTTTGATAACTCCTCCTGAATGTCCAACGCCATTTGATTCTTTATGGAAGGTCTGATGCGAACTCCTTTAATCATGGCAGCTAGAACAGGCTTAAATAACTTTTGCTGAATCTCATCTACATGAGAAAGTTTCATAGCCTGCGCTGTGATCTGTAGAACTTCTCCGACCTCTCGGGTATATACACAATCTTTACAGTTATATTCCCACAACTGGTCATCGCTCATGCTGTCCTCCTATTGTTAGCTTGCTCGGTCCACATAGTCCTCGCGCAAAGGCCTCACGCATACAATCATTAGCATAGCAGAACATTATTTCTCCTCCATTTTCCAGTTAGTGTACCAGTCGCTATAGAGGGAGGCGAGAAAGTCTAGCCCCTTTGGCAACGCGCAGAAGCAAGAGTGCTGTGTTATCATTGTATCTTGTGCTACGTTTGGTATGAAGTGCCAGTAACGATAGGTATATTGGCAGTCAAATAAAAGATTCTGGCCCCGTACTTTAATCTTTGGGTGCGTGAGAAGCTTGTATAAATAATAGAGTACCCAGGTTTCTTGCTCGGCCTCCCAGTAGTCAGCATAACCATCAGTTATAGGGATGCAGATTGCATCTTCAGCTGACCAGGATAGTCCGACGCACCGGATTTGTTTGGAGTGGATACAGGTCTCCAAGTCGAACTCAATCCAGGTCTCTACGGCTTGCTCTACTTTAGTTATTAAGAAGTCCAGCGTAGATAGTGCCTGGCCAAAGGAGGGCCTGATGATAAAGTTCCACTCAGGCTTGTTTGTGTAATTGTCAGGGGTAAGCATGTGGCGCTTCGCTCTGCGAAGGTCGGACAGGACGACCGCGCGCTGGGGCCATTCGCGAATCACTGCTCCGGGTGTGAGTGTGGGGATAACCTTCACTCCCTTGTCCGTCAGCAACTGCGACCCCCGCCACTTTAACACGCCCCAATGACCTGTCAGTGCCCACAACGCCAGGTTACCCATAGCGATGATGATGTTCGGCTGGACCATGGAGATCTCCGTCTCCAGCTCGTGAACGCCTTGATGGATCTGAGGGAGGCAGTAGAGGCCGCGGATGATCTGGTGGTGCGGGCCAATGTCCTTCTTCTTCAGGGCCACGAACGCGGATATCTGGCCGAGCGGAGGACGCTCCTTGCAGGCATACGTGGTGTAGCACTCCGAGCGCATTATACCCACTTCATGAAGCATCCTGTTCAATTCCATCCCAGCGGCTCCGTCAAACGGAACTCGATCTCGCTCGCCGGGAAATTCCCCTACGACCATAACCCTCGTAGGGATGGGACCTTCCCCGTTTATTTTCATGATACAGTTTCCTTTTCAAAAACAAGTCTTGCTTTTATTGCCAACTCTTTATAATGCTTATTATTTGTGTTATAGCAGCGATGCTTCATGTCAGACCATGCACAGCTAGTGCGCCCCCGGTTGTAGTGTTGCTTGGTTTGTAACGAGACTCTGAAGCTGTGACGGAATTTGCCCAAGCTAGTTCAATAACTTCCTGCGGTTCGAAGCCGTTGGTCTCTGTATCGCTTATGAGTAGCGTCGTCATATCAAACTCCTAATTCAAGTTCGCGTTCATTCTTCAGCGCGGTGAGGCGTTGGACGGAAATTCCGAAGGCTCCCTGGTCCAACTCAATTCCCGTGGCCGTGACCTTCAGTTCCTGCGCTGCCCCGAAGATTGGGCCGCTGCCACAGAAAGGGTCGAGGACTTTCTGTCCGGGCAGACACGTCCGGCTGAGCAGGTCCGCGTATAGTGCCACCGGCTTCTGCGCTGCGTGACCGAGATTCCCGTCGGGGGGATAGTCCAGCACATCCCCGAGCATTTTGAGCACAGGACGCTTTCCCTTGACCGCGTAGAGGATCGTTTCATATTTGCGCTGCGGCCCCCACTCCGGCCAGGGTGCGCGCATGCCGGACTTCTTATACCAGAACAGCGGTGTGCGGAAGACGTTCCAGCCAGCGGAGGAGAACTCAGTCTTCATCGTATGGAACCAGTCGATATCGCAGAATACGTACAGGTGAGCTTGGTCTTTAGCCAGACGGTAGGACTCGGGCGCGAGGACGGCTAGGATCTTGAGGAAGTTCGCAGCGGAGTCTACGTAGCCGTGGGCTCCAGCAGCTCGACCGCCGGAGTCCCCGAACTCGTCTGCGTCCATTCCGTAAGGCGGATCGGTCAAGATGCAATCGAACTGCGCAGCCGGAGTACTTTGCATCCAAGCCAGCGAGTCGTCGTTGAGCAATGTATGCAGGTCCGCGCTGAACGTCCGCCCAACTGATGCACCAAGCTCCCGCTGCTTCACCTTGGCTTCTTCTTTACGTAGCACCTTGAAGGCCTCTTCCGCAGTTTTGGCCGCTTTAACTGCGGGATTCCCCAGGTGATTTGCAATGATAATTTCCCTTCGCGTCGCTTCTTGATTAACACCTGCGGAAGACCCGCGCACTTCAAGTGCGGTAGCAGCAATTGTATGCGCAGGTGCTCCCATTGCTTCCGCTTGCTTGCTGCGGAGTGTATGAAGTTTGGCATGTGCCGCCGCCCTTTCTTGCCAGCTGAGATCCACTCGGTTGATGTTCTCGCTGAGCTCAGCTTCCTCTGCGGCGAGGGGATCGAGGTCGGAGAGGAGAGTGTAGGGGATGAAGTTAGCACGGACCCCCTCTCCGTCGTGGAGGAACTGTCCGCCGAGAGCGTAAAGATCAGTGATTGCGCGTAGTCGTCGTTCCCCCGCGACAAGGTAGTAATCATCTCCGACCACTCTGAGTACGACGGGGTGTAGGAGTCCTTGCTTAGCGATAAGATCGGAGAATTCATGGAGTTTTCCTGCGTCGAAGGTCTTGCGCTGGCGGTCAGGGGCGACGCGGATAGCGTCGATGTGGATGAGTTTCATTTATGTAACCAGTTAAACAAGCGCCGAAGCTCGTAGCTACGCGCCAGGGACACTAGGGTGAAGATGATTCCGATAGCGACGTTGCTGCGGAGGGGGATCTGGATTCCGAAGAGGGGGAAGACGAGCAGCTGCGTTGACAGGGCTATCCCGTAACCCAACGCTACGTTTGCAAGGGCCTCGAAGAGGGACTGGAGTTTAGTCTGCATAATTCGCGTGTGTTATGATAGGATAATGCGCGCGGGGTACTCACCTAAGCTTTCCCCCGTTTGCTTCAGTAGTCCATTGCGTTGCGAATGTCACGGACCTTCAGGGGGAGCAAGGGTCCGAGGCTCTCACGACTAGCCTTCAGTCGTGCCAGCTCTTCTTCCAGCCTGGCGATCTTGAAGTCTAGGTTCTCGCCGACTGTGCGGTCCTCGCGGGAGACGGCTTGCCCGCAGGCCATCTCTGCTCCCCCAACAGTTAAGCCGTAAGCTTGGTGGTTGTATTCCATGATTACTTACTTTCAAAGTGGCAGTTATTAATCGTAGTCCCCTGCACCGAAACCCCTTTCGCCAGGGTTTCGGTGCAACACGCTTCGTCTTTTCGTCGCAGGAAGCTGTCAGGATAGCCATGATAGTCAACCCGAGTATTTCAGTATGCTCGGGTTGATTACCCACGTAAAGCATTGCAGTAGGCTCGTTCACGCTTAGCTCGGCAGCACCAGGCCTGGGCGCTCTTGAATCTGATCTTGGTACAACTCATGGTTGATCTTGACCTTGATCACCTTCCCCTGCAGCTGGCGCCAGGCAAACGGCACCCCTGCCACGTTGGTGCCGGTGGCGTCACGGTAGTCCTTCTGGCGACGGTTCTTCCCCTTGCTGTTGTCGAGGCCGCCTTGCGGGGTCAAGTCCAAGAAAGCCCGGTCGGTCAAGGTCAGTTCCGCTGGGATGCCCAGGGCCTGGATCACTGCGGGAACCTGCACCCGGAGAGGGATGATCATGGAAACCCAGGGCTTGCCTGCGTTATCTCCCTTGCCGACGATTCCGGAGTCGGCCTTGATCTCCCCGATCACTGCCATGTAGAGGCCGTTTTCGTCGTCTGGGTTGTCGACTGGGAGAGGGGGACGCTTTTCGTTAACCTCGTTAACTTGCGCGTCCAAGAATACTGACGGATCAAATGCTGATGACATGATACTTTTCCTTATAACACAAAATAGGGGCTGTTAACGTCGCCCCGGACACGTTTAGAGATACGTCGTTTGATGGCCGACGAGCTTAACCTGGACTTGGTGCACGTAGGCTGCGAAGGGAGATTCCTCCTGCAACATCGCGCCCTTGATCCAGTTGAGGATTTCCTTCTGGGTGTGCTTGGGAGCCTGGGGGACCTTGACCTCCACGACGAGCGTGGTGAATTGTTTGCGGGACATGTTACATTCCTCCTGCACGTTTAGCTCGATTGTACTCTGTACGCTGTGCACTATCACAGGCTCTGTGATAATAGGTTTCATTCAAGCTTGGCAACTTTTTAAGGTTCTCAATCTTGTCGTGTACTCCGCAATGAGTGCAGCGTCTTTGCGTGTATTCACCGGTGGCTGCCATTGACTCTTGCCGAATACGTAGCAGTTTGTGGTAGCTTTCGCTAGGGCACACAACCAAGTTATCGTGCGCATTGTTCTGGCCATTACCATCTAAGTGATGTACACGAGCGCCCTTCGGCAATGCGTGGCCTAGTAAGCGTTCTACTATCATTACATGCTCGTAATTGCCAGCTCCATGCGTAACATACTTTTTCACTTTGAACCCCCTCTTTTTGCCCACACGTCCATTATCTGAGCGAAGTCCGGAGTGATCTTAGCGCGATAGCCGAGCGACCGAGTCTTCGTGTCCACCCCGTAGGCAGCCGTGTCCCAGTAGAACTTATCGGCCTCCCTTGTAGTGTAAACTATATCGGAGAACAGTGTAGGTATCTCTGTAGCGAGAGCCTTCCCGATAGCCTTAATCATAATCTTCGTTGTTTGCGTCACGCCATCCGTCTCTCGGTCGACGTGAGCTGTCATCACAAAAGGACACACAAGACCCTGAGTGCATAAGCGTAAGAAATTCATTAAGTTGTTTTGGGCAACGCCATAATCTCCTGGTGACGCCATTGGGCGAGAGCCAATTTGCATCTTCATTGCAGCGTTAGCTGTTTCAGTTAATGAATCCATCGCAAAGATTCTCTTGGAACTGAATTCATCAATAGGGCCTAGTAGTTTACCGGTTCGATCGTCTTTAAAGTTGGCGCAAGATTGCAGAATTTTAAAGAACGCGTTGTTCTCCCCACCCCGATTGGAGTCGATGGACTTGGCAAGGGCTTCGTAGCTGAGCTTCCCCACGTTGTCCGCAGTGGACATGAGAGCCTTGAGCGAAATCGGCCGTGTCGTCTGCTGGTGCCAGAAGATGTTCGCAGGAGGCTCCTGGTTCTTATCCCGGTAGTATCCGAGGAAGGATTCCAGGCCGGTCTCGGTGAAGAGGATGCAAAGCTCAAACCCGTTCTTCGCAGCCCAGTCGGCCAGGGTTCCCAGGGCGTAGGTCTTTCCCGTTCCGCCTAGGCCCATTAAGCAGACCTTAGGTCCGATGAGCTGTTGTTGATCCTGCGTGACGGTTGTCTCAGGGGTGATAGGTGAGGTCATTCTTCTTCTCCTTCGTCTTCGTCGTTCTTAAACCAATCCTCAAGTGCCCAGTCGTAATTGTCCCAGTTATCTACTCCGCCGTTTTCCAGGGCGCCAAGTTTGTCCAGCCTGCGCTGGTCGTCGTGGGAAGGTTTACCTAGCCGTACTAACACAGCGTCAAACAGTTGCTGCACCGTAGGCTCCATTTGTTCGCGTAATTCATTCAAGAATGTTTGCGAGGTCTGAGTAAGTTCTGCTACTTTCATAATTGCCCTTTCAAGGCTGTGGTTAAATGGAGTCGGAATTCCCGCGCGACTGCTTCCGGCGGGAAATCCTCAAATAGTCGCTCCGTGTGGTCAACGAGGAGGGAGCCCGGGACATGCCAGCGGGAGTCGTGGTGCTCGCAGGAGACGTGGACGCAGAGGAAGTCTTGCTGGACTCCCCGGGAATCCGCGACTGCGAGGCGCGCCCAGACTTCTCCACACTTGGGGCAGAAGTAGGCGAGGGAACTCCGTTGCCAGCGGAGGTCTGCTCGACCGGAGTCATAGCTGATCGGCCCGAGGAACTCCCCTCCGACGAGGATGGCTCCGGAATAGATCTCGTGGAGAGTTCCGTCTGGGTCAACCCAGCCTTGCGCGCGAGGATATTCTTGAGACATAGGGTTTCCCTCTTCGGAGTCTCTGTGAGGTCTGGGACGTAGAACTTAGACTGCCAGCGGTTCATTCATCCTCTCCTTCCAGTACAGTCTCCGTCCGCGTGACCGGATCCCACACACGATGCTCAAACTGTTGTTGTAGCAAAGCCTCAGGAGCCCGCATTTGGCACACGGATTTAAACTGACAACCCCCATATTCGGCGCAGGCGTGATCTAAGTTCCAACCCCAGTAGTCAGACTCCCAGGCTTGTTTCATGCGAGCAAGATCCCGCATTAGTTGCTCATACCAACGATCAACTAACCAGGTTGGTCTATACGTTATAGCTTGAAGTGTATCATAGCGCGTCTTCAAGATTGATACTCCCCGCACTAAACAGCCATCTAGCTTTATCCCGGCACGTCCGGCCCCCCAGACGTATGAAGTAAATTGCGACCTTAAATCCCACTGTCGTGGCCAAGATGCGCCCAATTGACTAGTCGTCTTATCGTCCTCCATTAAGCGCATACCCTCATAGTCCACAAGCATATCCATACGACCCGAATAAAGCAGGGGATCTCCCGTCACTGGATGGACAATATCCAGCGGCTCCAGGAAGGAGAACTCAATCCCGCGCTTGCCGCCTGGGAGAGTCATGGGAATCGCCTTGTCCACGCCCAGCGGATATGCCTCGAAGTAATACTCCAACGCTCCCGCCATACGCTCCGCGGACTTGGGAGACTCCGGCGGGCACTCAAAGGTTCCGTAAGCTTCGAGTAGCGCCTTCAATCCGATGGCGATAGACTCGTCTGGGGAATGCCCGTCGATGTAGAACGCTGCGCGGGCTTTCTCCAGCCCGTGGGCGTAGGCTGCGCCAGCGTGAAGGTGGACCGACTGGTTGCGAGGCTTCCAGTGGAGCATAGAACCCAAGTACGCCGCCTGCTCACAGGACTTGAACTGCGCCATCAGGGAGGAGTCGATAACAGAGGGAAAGGGAGGGCGATTAGAAGGGGATGTCATCATGCGCTCCCAAAACTCCTACCTTCGACGCACCTACCAGCAAGGGCTCATACTGGGCCTCTGACATTCCGACTGCGACAGCTTTCGCATTCGCCTTGGCAGTACCGACTACCTGCACTGTGATCACACGAAACACTTCGGCTAGGCTTTCATTCGTCAGTCGAATCTCTTGGCTGCCATTTGTGTCGGCTAGCTTCACCAAGCCAACTAACTGATTCGGATATTCTGTATCATAACTAGGCCGACGCTCGATTGTCAATGCTTTGACTTCCATTTCTCTTCTCCTTCTAACTCGTCCGGAAACTGCCGAACACAGAAATGGTGGGGTGGCAGGGAGCTATCCTACCGACTCAACTCAGCTAATTATGTGATGCGGTAGCCTTCCCGGAGGGATGAGCACCTGTAACTTCGTGTCCTCGCATTTACTTTGCCACCCCGTAAACTTTACATCCCCTCCAACTCGGACAGCAGGTCCTCTTGTGCCGGTGCCACGGAGCGCTTGGCTCCCGAGGCCGAGACCCGCTTCGTCGTGGCAGCTGCCCGGGCTGCGGAGAGCCGTCCGGCGCGAAGGTAGATCACTGCCTCCCGCATTTCCTCGATGGTTAGCTCATTCGCTGCAGCGCGAAGTCGCCAGGAGGAGATCTTGGATTGGAGTTCCAGGGAGATTGGGCCGCTCATAGTATGATTCCTTTCGGTGTTAGGCTAGTCGGCATCTCCAGTACGCAACGCCTGGCGATGGTTACTGTGGCCCAGATATTTACTAGCAGGGCTAGCGCAGCTATCACTACAAGCAAGCGGATCATACCCCCTCCCCGCATAGGACTTTCTCTAACGCTTTGACTGCCTCAGGGCTCCCGTTGACAACAAACGCTCCGGGAGTTGCGCTGGTCCAGGCAGCAAGATCCAGATGCCCGTTAGCGAAGTACCCGCGGATCAGGTCCACGAGGAATCTCGAGTAAGCCCCGTGCGGAATCCTCCCTTCTAGCTCGGAGTACAGGTGCGCGCTGAGCTGGGTGTACACAGGCAGGGGAAGTGCCACATTTAATTGCTGCGAGGGTATCAGATTAGCATGCTTCGCCATTATCGTCTCCTTCAGGTTGCAGCGGGTCTTCTTCCTCATCCACTACGACTTCATGCCGAGTCATGAGCAGGTGACTCACGGCGATGCTTGCAATAGTATCTTCACTGTCGCCTTCGAGCGTCAAGGAAGTCCAGTCGGGAGTTTCCTCCCAGGGTTGCACGAGGGGACGTGCGAGTAATTTGATGGTCATGTTGGCTGTCCGAGTTGAGTGAGTAATTGCTTGATTGATCCGGCACCCATCTCTGGGAGGATGTTCGTGCCGAGGGGAAGGATGCAGAAGCTAGGATCTACCCCCAGCGTGAAAGGGGAATGGAAGGTAACGGTGTCGGATAACTCCACGCGGTCCAGCACACCTTCGCCAAAACTTGCTACGACCGCGACACTCTCCGCTGCCACATGCATATCCTTGAGCACAACGTCCAGCTGCGTCTCACGCCGGCACTTCCATAAGCGGGGAGTCGCTACTGGCTCCACCGGACGCTCTCCCCAAACTCCCGTGACATACTCCACCGTGGTGAAGGGGAGGACTTCCACTTCTCGGACGAGCCTTCGCGCTCCCGGTAGGGCCTTGTGCGCGTATTCCGTAAAGTTTCCGATTACAGTCCGGGTTTCCTGGTGGATCAGCGCTACTCCGCGCGTCTTGGTCCAGTTAGCCAGATTGTGGTGGGATGGGACTTCTGGAGCTTCGTTAGTCGCCCGGCGTTGCTTGGCCGGAGCCGCTGCGGCTGCCCGCTGCTTACCGAGCGCCTGGCGTGCTTCCTTGAACAGGTCGTCAAGGGAGAGGGAGGAGAGATCTTGTGTCATGGTTGAGCCTCAGTTAGTTGATGTTTGCGCGGGTTATGGTGTCATAATCCACACGATTAATTAGACCGTTACTTCACGGTAAAGTTCCCAAGTAATTCAATCTATTTTTCGGCTAGCCGGGGACCGCAGGGCCAGCGAAGGGAGAGGTCGCGCAGGATGAAGCTGGCCGCAGGGAGTCCCGCGGGCGCTTCTTCCAGGTCCGCGGAGAGCAGGGCGAGGAGTTTCTCCTGGGAGAGCCCTGCTGGAGGACAGCTGGCTCGAACGTCTGCGGAGTCTAGCACTCCGACGAGGTAGCCGTAAGCGATGCCGCGGGATTCTTCGCTGGCCTGGGTCATCGCGATTAGAGCGCCAACGGAGAGAGGAGGCTGCGCCAGGGCCGAAGCGCAAGCTAGGGATAGGGAAATCAGAAGCGTTTTCATGATCCAAGCACCTTTTCTGTGATGCCGTGAGCAGCTTCGATGGCGCGAACAAAATCATTCATCATCATCTCCCTTTGAAACCATCCCCACTAACAGCAGGACGAGCACGACTGCGCAGAGCCAGCTCGTCGCGTAACCGAGGGCGTTTAGTAAGTCATCCATGTTTTGAGCCTCCAGAGCCTAGGGGAAACTAGCGGGACGGAGAGTGCGTCAATGAAAGTTTCCTCTCTCCGTCCATCCAGCCCTCACAGGAGAGGCTCAAATCATCCTGCGAGTAAAGGGAAACTTGCGTTCCCTCTGCGGAAGGAGCGCTTGACGCACTCCCTCGACATAGGGTTATCTAGGTCAGACTTCGCTCAACGCAGCATCCGCGTCCACCCTCGCCGTCTTCGCAAGTTTCGCTTCTTCCAAGCGTTTGATAATTACACCTGTTTTGGTGCCGGCTACACGGAAACTGTCGTACAAAGCGCGACGAGTAAGACCCGTATCGGCATCCAGCTTTTTCTGCAGGAACGCTTTAACGGTTGCTTGATCTTTTCCTGCGGCTTCCATAATCGCCTGGACAACAACAGAAGCGCCACTCACTCCGCCACCGCCTGTAGCACGCCCGGCTCCCCATCTGCCAGCTTGTACTTGAGCGTTAAGATCGTCAATGGCAAGTATCATATCATCTTCAGTAAGTGGTTTATCAGCCGTAGTGGCTAATTCATCACCAAACTTCTGCTCAGCGCCATGGCCCGCGAACTTGGCCATGAGCGCCAAGGGCAGCGGCATCGTGCGAGTCTCTCCGTTGCGGAAGTCCATGCGGATCTTGAGCGCACCCGCCTGGATCTGCATCACGTCGCCTTCGATCAAGATCAGGGATTCGTCCACCAGGGTTTCTTTGTTGACCTTGCGCTTGCCTGCGAAGGAGACTTCACGGCCATCAGTCATCGTCACGGTTGTGTACTCAGTCTTCGATTTTGCTTTCTCTGCTGTTACTACTTCTTCAACCATTTTCATACTCCAGTTAGCATAACACCCCTTTGAGCTGGCGGGTGCCGAATTCCAGTCGTGCAATACGCACTTAAAAAGGCGTTAAGGCCCTTTTAACTACGAACTCCAACGTTCTCCTGAACGTATTTTATAGTAAGTTGCTCTACTAATTCCAAACTCTTCCATTGCTTTATACGGCCCTTTCATATAATGTTTATGTTAAAGGTTGAGCCTACTGGAGGACGGGGACTCGCTCCGTCCTGCGGTGGGTTCAGGGGGCGTCGTTCGACTCGCCAAGGTCTTCAGCGGAATCGTCCTCTGAATCAAACAACGCAGACAAACCGCAGATGATATCATCCATCTCTTCCAGAGCCTCCACGGCGTCTTCGTCCGGGGCATCTGCATCTTCCTCCGCTTCCTTCAGCCGGACGACCCGCCCGGAGAGCTCCCCTAGGGCGAAGAAGATCTTCGATAATTCTTTCTCCGTTGCTTTGAGCATACTGAGCCTTTCGTTGATTGATTGATGAATGTATTTGACCGGTACTTCTCCCCGAAGTTCCCCAGTGTTTTGATTTAATTATTTCTGCGTGGGGGCTTCGCGCGAACTTTGCTCCAGTTCCTTCGCTGCCTGCTCCGCCTTCTGCGTAGCGATTAAAGCGGATAGCATTGGCTGAGGGTCACGCTTGTGAGTCCAGGTCTTGTAGGGGGATATTCTCTCGCTGTTGTCATCACAGGCGCACTCTAGATACTGATACAGTGGACATTTTTCGCAAAAAGTAGCGTCGAAGTGGGCACATAAGGCGCAAGACTCTGCGCCTATATCTATTGGCGCGCTGTTTAACCTGTGCCGTTCCAAATTCCCCTTCAGCAACCCTCTCCACTTGAGCACCGAGTGCGCCAGGGCGTCTTCCTTCGGGCAGCCTCGCGCAGGGACAGGGTAGAACTCGTCGAGCCAGGATTGTGCGCTCATTTCGTCCTCGCTTCCAGCATTGCGTCAGCCAAGTTGTAACAGTCTCGAGCTAGCTTCGTGTAGTCATTCCAAATCCCCTCTGCAGCTGACTGGCAGGCTAAGCTGCTTTGCAACGCTTTAACCGCAAAGTAATCCCGCAGGGTCATACCGCCTGTCGGCCATCTGTCCGTATGGTGTGCCAGCGCAGGGAACGCTGAACCGCCTGTTTCTTTATCGCGCATCTCAATCTCCTTGATCCGGTTTATAAACGTGGAAGTACTTCTCGGCCCTTGCGCTAAGCCAGGACCAGGCACGCTGGAGGACCTTCACAGCCATCTCCAGAGAAGCTGGAGCAACCAGTGTGTCGGACGCTTCGGATGCAGCAGCGCGGACTGGAGGGAGGAAGCGTCACGGCTGAGGTACTCGACCCGCCGGGGCGGCTCGTAACGGCACCCGATCTGCAGGCCGCTTGGCGTGGTGTAGGGGACTTGCTTCATACCCCTACCTCCCTGAGCCTATATACGCAGGCGCTCACGTGACCACAGGGCATCACAACCTCTGGATCAATCAGCCCTGCCAGGATCAGCGTATCGCTCATCCCTTCGTTCTCCGCGTAGTCCTTCACCACGACGCAGCCTTGCGGAACCTTCTCTTCCACTGCGACCGTTGCCTTGGCCACCGGCCCTCCGCCCGCTGCGTCTTTGAGCAGCAAGGAGATCTGCCCGTTGCCGTAGACTCCCTGGAAGCAGTCCAGGAGCTCCCCCTGGGCGTAGCGGAGTCGGGACTCCAGCGGGGTGACGTTGAGCTTCTTCATTCCAGATCTCCCATTCCGTTGAAGTTAGGGCCTTTCTCGACCTCAGCGTGAACGCCCGCCCAGAACTCCCAGCCGAGGTCTGTCTCTCCCCCGCAGAAAGCGCCGGTGATTAAATACTTAGAGCTTCCGATGCGCGCAAGCGAAGTTGTCGTTGCCTGTGCTGCCAGTTCCGCGTAGACTTCAGGTATCCCGCGACGGATCAACTCCGCTCGGTACGCCTGGCGTTCTTCCTCTGTGATCTTTGCCATAATGAGCCTTCCGTTCACTCGCACAGTGCCAGCTGGTGGAGGGACTGTCACTCCCTCCAGCAAAGGTACTAATCCAGCAAGGCAAAGAAATAATCCGGTTCCAGGCCGAACATCTCCTCCAGCACTTCCGCTGGGTCAGCCCCTTCTCGCACAGCCAGCTTCGCCTCGTCGATCTGCGCCTGGGCTTGCGCTGCGGTCAGCTCATCCCGTGCCATCAACACTCGCTTAAGCTCACTCATCTCACACCGCCTTGGACGACGGCTTCCAGCAGCTTCGCTTGGTGCATCCGCAGTCCCGTCGGAGCGCTCGGGGGAGTCTTTGGGGTTGCCGGCTTATTCCAGCTCGCCACTACCCGGTTATCCCAGTTGCTTGGACACTGTGTCATTTGCTTATTCATAATAGCCTCGTTTGGTTGATTAATCACCGCGTGCGTTATGCCATCATAACCCGCGCCCATTTAGACGCCACCTTCTCCGAAAAGTTCCACAGGGTTTGCGCTCTTCCTTCGAGTCAGCACGCCACCCGGAAGCCCCGTTGCCTCACTCACACCGAGCAACCAGATTTCCCAGCCTTCCTTCACGCGTTCTGCCGCCGCTTCCACAAGCTCCGCATCGGTAGCGTAGTCGAGCAGCCAAAGGTTTCCCCGCGCATCGATCTCCTGCTGGCTCACTGCAACCCCAGCAGTCCGCCATCCACCCGGACGAGCTGCGCGGAGAAGGCGAGTTGGATATCTCTGTCGCATTCTGCCAGCATCCCCTCTGTCCAGCCTTGGCTCTTTGCATACGCAGTTGAGGTTTCGTTATACACTTGCGCAAGGACGCGGACTGCGTGCAGCACCGCTCCGTCACGCGAGCACTCTGCTAGCTGCCCAAGCACCTTCGTCGCTTCGGAGCCCAGTCCCGCTCCAAACACAAGCGCGACCATTGGCCTCCCATACTTCATCACCACGTTGGCCAGATGCCTTGGGAGATCTTGATTCTTAAGCGTTTCCATCATTCCCCTCCAATCAATTGTTTCTTCCGTTCCAGCATCTCCGGCGTGACGAACTTCGACGCGACCATGCTGAGCTTCGCCAGGCCACTCGGAGCTTCTTCCACCGGCGCACTGGGTCCCGCAAGCGATTCCTGCAGCTCCATCAATCTCCGCGCTGAGGCTTCTAGTTCCTCCGCTCCCGCCTGCTGTGGCCCGAGCCCTTGCCAGACTTCCCCTCGAACGATGCGCCCAACCTGTACTACCGAAACCCCGTAGTCCCTCGCGAGCTGCCCTTGTGTCACATGGCCCCTTCCATAAAGCGCCCTCATCTCCTGCACCTTCGAGGCAGTCAACACCGCGCGCCTCAGATTATTCCTTCCAAAGGGCGCATTGCCCAGGCTTGGTGTATCCATTTCAGTAATCTCCATGTTGTTCAAGGTAAGCGGTGAGATTCTTCATCAGCTTCCGGTTGTCCTGGATAAGTCCAAGAAATCTATTACACTCCCCGCAAAGCAGTCCCCGCACATCTTCCGCCACGCATTGCTGTTCTACTCCGTCAACCCAGCGATGTCTATGGTCAATTTGTGGCTTCAGCCCCTCCTTATTCATATCACGAATAAAAGGATGCGCCAGTTGCTCTTCACACCCCGCGCAGGTTGCGCCTTGTCGCTCCCATAGCTTCAGCCAGCCCTCCCGCGTTAGCTTGTATTGCAGCCACATATTCTGCATCCACGTCTTCGGCGCATAGCCCCAAGGCACCAAGTCCTTTAATGTTCCCATAATAATTCCTTAAAATAAACAAACAACACAATCAACACCGCCGCTCACTCGCATAGCTCCACGTTCCGGGCCCTCAAAAGGGCTCTCGTTTTTAGATAGAGTTAAGAAAAAAAAAACTATAAATAAACTTAGAACTCCCTTTTAAAATCCCGGGGAAACCCCGGTAGGTGTGGGTGTGCGAGTGGACATTGCATGGTGATGTGTTGTTAGACAACGAACTGCCGAATTAGTTCCATAAACCGAAAAAGGAAAAGGCCCGAAGGCCTCGAACGTTCGCGCGTGATTCAATCGCCCCACGTTGCGTTAACGGTCGTGGTGGATGTACCCCTCGCCCGTCCGCCGCTCGTCGCGTGGCGGGGCCATTCCGGCCACGTATGGGCATTTTCCCGCCGCCCGCCCGCCGAGCACCATCACCCACCGCGCCCTCTCCGCATCCTGCGCCTCCGCTGCCGCGGACAGGTGCTGGTGCGCTTCGGCCTCGTTCCGGGCGGTCATTGTGCCAGCCCTCGGACGATCGTGGCGAACCGGTGGAGGGAGAGCGGAAACGCTCCCAGCACCCGCATTCGTGCCCGATGCTCCAGCCATTGATCAATAATCTCGTTCATTTTGTGCCTCTGCTCAAATCGTGCAACATCGCACGGCGGAGGATGCTTTCACCATCCTCGACCCTGCGTTAGCAGATGCCAGTCTCCTCGCCTGGGGCGAATACGATAAACTCCTCGCCATCCGCACCCGTGTCCTCCGGCTTACCGTAGATACCCAAGTACCTCGGGTCTGCCAGGGTTTCCCCGTCTTCGCATACTACCAGCACGCGAGCGTGGCTCGGCATTGTTTTAAGTTGTTCGATTAGTTCCGCGATTGTCATTTCATTCTCCATCATGCGCAGGTTATTCCATCATACCTCGCGCGGTTAATACAGACCCGCGGCATGGTATACCACACCGCCCTCGACCCCATTTTCCCCGCCGCCCGATTACATCGTATCCAGCTCGGCCATGAGCTTCGCGTTATACCAAGCCATGGCCTCGGCAGACGACTTCCCGAGCTTGTCCGCAATGGCTTGGATCGTCGGATTGAACGGCGCCGCTTTCGCCGCCGCCCGCATATTCCAGTCCACGTTATCCCCGTTCTCATAGAATTTCACCATTGCCTCTACCTCCGCCCGGCGCATGGCCTCGGTGACTTTAAATCCATTCTCCGCCGTTTTCGCAATGGCCGCGTTATCTCCGATCCGCGCCACGAACCCATGCAGCGATGCATACGTGACATTAGCCTGCGACACGTTACCCAGTTGCAACGTCACGGGCTCCAGCCCTTCGAACGTAAAGGTAACGGTACGTTCCACCGCATTGATTGATTTTTTCATAATTGAGCCTCTTTAAATAAACCCAGCAAAGCGCTGGTCAATACCGCCCGTCACGCGGTATCAATCAGGGTTTTACAATGCCCGCAATCCAACTACCACATTATACAATCATTGGACAATGAGCCCGCCGGAAAGTTCCGTTTATTTTGCATCGCTTACCAAAATACGGCTGGCCCGTTCGGTGCAGGCGATGTAATCATCAACCATATGCATTGGACAATGGCCCGTTAAAAAAGTTCCACGTATTTTCAATCAATCAATAAATAAACCTGACCCAATTCAAACGCACCAACCCAGT